AATAAATGGTAATTTAGAAAATACAGGTTCATTTACAAATGGTGGTGATACTTTGATAGTAGGAACAAATGCATCACCTAAACAAACCTTTATTGCTGAAGATGGTACTGGAACTAATAGAGTAGAAGTAAACAATGCTACTCTTGCTGGTTTAACTTCGGTAGATATAAACTTAAATGGTAAAACACAGATAACTGATACTCTAACTTTACAAGGGGATGAGGTAATTAACGGTACTAATGCAGCACCAGGTCAAACTTTTATTGCTAAAGATGGTAACTCTACCAATAGATTAGAAGTAAATAACGCTACTTTAGCAGGTTTAACTTCAGTAGATGTAAATATAAATGGTAAGACCCAAATTACAAATACCCTAACTCTACAAGGAGATGGTATAGTAAATGGAACTAATACTGCACCAGGTTCTACTTTTGTAATTAAAGATGGTAATAGTGTAAATAAAGTAGAAGTAAACAATGCAACTCTTGGTGGATTGACTGGAGTAGATGTAAACCTTAACGGAACAGTTCAGATTACAGAAACTCTCAAAATGATTCCACAGAACCCATTACCAAGTGGAGTAGTTGGAGAACTTGCAGTATCAGGTTCGAACTTATACTTCTACAATGGAGCATGGACACAAGTAGTATAATATAAACTACAATAAAACAAACCCTCATAAAAAATTATGGGGGTTTTTTACGTTAAATCAAACTTTGTTATACTTATACTTAAACGAAAGGTAAAAAATGATAACAGAGTATATAAACCTACACTATACTGAAATCTTAAATAAATTTAAGGCAATAACAAGAAATCATCAAGATACACAAGACTTATTACAAGATTGTATCTTAAACTTCTTAGAAAAAGGTAATGATTATACTAACCAGGTATTACAAGATGGTAAAGTACAACACTACCTTATTAGGATGGGACACATTCAATTTAATTCATCTACCTCACCATTCTATACTCAATACAAGAAAACTTCTTTTAAAACAACGGAAATCAACGAAGAGTTGGTAGAAGAAGTAGAAGATGTAAAAGAAATACATGAGGATACAGAGAAGTTAGCAAAAGATGTAAAATTATATATTGGTAATCTACCTGTATATAACAGAACCATTGCAGAGAAACATCTGATAGATAATAAATCACAGAGAGAGATGAGTAAGTTCTATAACATCAATAGGATACACATTGCCAAAGATTTAGATACAATTAAAAAAAATATAAGAATAACCTTTAACAGAAACGATTATGGAACTTATTAATGGAATACTTCCCTCTATTGGGGCATTAACTCTTGGGTATGGGGTTTATAGAATATTAAAGTATATAGTATCCAAAATTAAATTAAATCCTCTTAGAACGTATATTCGTAAAGAGGTACTAAATTATTTAAATGAACTAAAAGAAAATTAAAATGACAAAAGAAATTGAGGGATATGAAAAATATTCTATTACAGAACAAGGAGATGTTTACTCACTAAAGTGGTCAAAGAAACGAAAACTAAAACCACAGAGAGCATCACAATCTAAGAAGGGTTATGTACAAGTAAGATTGTACGATGGTAGTGGTAAGTTAGGTAAATTACAATATGTTCACAGATTAGTTTGGCAGAACTTTGTAGGAGAAATACCTGAAGGTTTAGAGATTGACCACATTGATGGTAATCCTCGTAATAATAATATAAATAATTTACAACTACTTTCTCGTAGAGATAATACAGACAAGTATAATAGAAAAATTAGAAAGTATCTATTAAGAGATTACAGAGATGAACTCATAGAAGATTATGAAGAACTCGGAACATTTAAGAAAGTTGCTAAGAAGTGGGGAGTATCTATCACAGCAGTAAGTAGAGTTATTCGTAATAGAGTTCATACTTTACTAGCCAATGGAAAGTATGGTACAAGAACATATGATAATAATATAAATGATAAATGGTCATTATGAAAACAGGATGTAAGATACTCTTAGGAGATAGATTAGAATGGTTAATAGATAAGATAACATTCGGTAGAGGAAGTTATTGGTCTTATATCATAGCAGTAGAATGGTTAGGATTTAAGAGTTGCGGATGTGAGCAACGTAGAATTTGGTTAAATAAATTAACATGCAAAAGTTATAAAGATGAGTAAATTAACAATAGAACAAGAGGTAAAGATATTATTCTATATAGAAAACTTTCAAGGTAAGAATAGTAGACATATGGATAGGAAACTAATGTATGAAATCTTCAACTACTTTAATCCAAGAGAAGGTAGAGGAGAACACGTTTGTACATGTTTAGATAAGGATACCTATAACAAGGTGAACAATATGATTAGTAGTCACACCTTTTCAGATGAGATAAGATTCACAGAAAGGTTCCATGCTTTATTACCACATCTTGCATTAGTACAACGGGCAGAAGTATTGGAGGATGATGATAATGTTGGTGAATTGGATATGAGTATGTTCTTAAAGAAAGAAGAACCTAAGGCAAAATCAGTACCTGTTAAACCTCGTAAGAAGAGAGTAACTAAGAAGAAAGGATAACCCATGGCATATTCTAAAAAGAAATTAGAAGAACTTGCTCTTAAGGCAATCAAGAAAGAAAAACTAACTTGGCATGATGAGGTAGTAGCATTCTTACCATGTTCTCGTGCAACTTATTATAATAAAAATTTAGATAAATTAGACACTATAAAAGATGCAATCAATCACAATAAAGTTGAGATGAAAGCACAGATGAAACACAAATGGTTTAATTCAGAGAATGCTACATTACAGATTGCACTGATGAAGATGATTAGTAACGATGAGGAATACGATAAACTAAATACATCTAAACAACAAGTACAATCAGAAACCACAGGTAGTATTAACTTTGATTTTAATTAATGACCTACAAAGGATTTAAACCTTATGATTTTCAAAAGGGGATAATAAATGATATATTAGATAAGGAGGATATGTTCTACACATTAACTTGTGGCAGACAGATAGGTAAGACCTTACTCCTTATCAATATGTTATTATACTATTCTATCAACAAACCCAAGAGTATCTCTCTATGGGTTTCTCCGTATTATAGTATGGCAGTAAAGGTTCTCTCACAGATTATAGATGCCATCGAAGGAACGGGTATAGTAAAGGAAGCTAACAAGAGTGAAAAGATTATTACCTTAATCAATGGTAGTAGGATATACTTTCGTTCAGCAGAGAAACCAGAAACCATTAGAGGTCTATCTGTAAAGTATTGTTTTATAGATGAGGCACAGGATGTAGATGATGATGCATTTAATAAGTCTATACTACCAACACTTACTGCAGTAGGAGATAAGTGTTTGATTGCAGGAACTCCTAAAACTAAGAACTGGTTCTATACTTACTTCCAAAGGGGAGGACAACCTAACTATAATTCTTATACAGCACCTTCTTCTATCTCACCTTTTGTATCACAAGAATTTTTAGAAGAACAAAAACAATCCCTACCACCTGCTATCTTTAACCAAGAATTTATGGCAGAGTGGCAAGAAGGAGATGGTGAAGTCTTTACTAATATAGATGGAGTGTGTATCTTAGACCAATGGGTATCAACCAATGATAGAACCTATGCAGGTCTTGATGTTGCAACCAAAGGAGATTACGCTGTATTAACGATAATGGATAGAAATGGTAGAGTTGTATGGATGTGGAGAGAAAGAGGCTTAGAATATACCGAAATCGTTGATAAGGTTAGTTTCTTTTGCAAGAAGTATAATAGTAAATTATATGTAGAGGCAAATGGTATTGGTGACCCTGTCTATGAGATGATTAGAAAGAAGCATAAGAATACTGAATCCTTTATAACATCCAATCAGAGTAAAGAGAATATTATTAGAAGATTGATTTCAGATATAGCAGATGGTTCATTAGAATTACCTTCACCTAATTTATTCAATCCCTTATATAAAGAATTACAGATGTTTCAGTATCGTTATCTACCAAGTGGTAAGGTTCAGTATGCTGCAATGAGTGGAGCACATGATGATACCGTGATGTCTCTTGCAATATGCAACTGGAATAGAATACAGAACCCTTCCCAAAAGAAAATCTACATCGGGTCTGTAAATTAATTTTAACAAAACTTTAACATAATTTTAACATTTTAAGTTTGGTAGAACCGAATTATTGTCGTATATTTGTTAAAGAAGGTTGAGAGATACTTAACCAACAATTAAAAATTAAAATATAAAATTATGGCAAATTTGCAAAACATTAAAAAGAAAATTATTAGAAAAACAAATATGGCTTATTTACAAGAAGCAATGCATCATAAAATAAATGGTGATGATGATAAGGCCCTTGTTTGTTTAGAACTGGCTTCTATGCATAGTGGAGTGATGAATAAAAATAGATATATTAAAAATTATCTAAATCCAAAAACAGAATGGACTAAACGTGCACTATTAGATGGATATATTCCAGGACATATGTTTCCAGCAAAATTAAGAATGAATTTTATGCAATGGTTGGGAGTTGATATAGACACTTATAATTTGACTGATGAAGAAAAAACTTTAATAAATAACTTATAAAAACTTTAACAAAACTTTAACATTTCAAGTTTGGAGATACCAAAAATTATTCGTATCTTTACAAGGTAAGATTGATATTAAAACTATAAACACTATTAAAATTTAAAACTATGAGTTACAACAGAGGTAAAAAACAAAACAAGACAAACAACAAAAATATTACACCACCTTGGTTTAATGGTGACATTTACAAAAAAGGTAATACGGTTACCAATCCTTGGACTAATCAAAGTATTCATTTAAACAACATTGAATTATCTATCTATGATTTTATCATGGGTGCTGAGATGATGGGATTTGGTTCTTTAGACAAAGTATCAATGGGTAAATCTTGGTTTAGAAGAACTAACTTTAAGGCATATATGACCTTATTAGATTAAAACTTTAACAAAATTTTAACATTTCAGATTTGGAGATACGGATTAATTTCCGTATCTTTACAAGGTAAGATTGATATTAAAACTATAAACACTATTAAAATTTAAAACTATGACAACATTAGAATTACAACAATCGTTATTTACATTTAAACTTGAAGGAAGAAACACAGAAGTATTTCTTAAAAAACAACCAGAAGGTTGGAATGTATTCACATTAGTAAACCCAGAAAACAAACTTACTGCAGAATTGTGGGTAGAAACTGAATGTGATTACTTTGAATGGCAAGATTGGGATAAAGGATTCTTTACTCAAGTAGAAGAACAAACAACACAATTTGATGGTACATATCTAACTGATGTATATGGCCAAGAATTAATGGAATACGTACAAGGTGAATTTGAAGATTTATTCCCAATGTTTCACTAATAATTTTAACAAAACTTTAACATATTAAGTTTTGTATATTAAAATAAATT